AATTCTATTTGGAGTGTTGTTTGTTTCATCACACACAACCAAATAGTCATAAATTGCTCTCAAACCAATCAGTTCAACCATTAAACTTTCAACCTGTTGTTTGATTTCATCACGTGTGATTTTATCGTTTGGTTCAAAGATGTATGGTTTTGCAAGTTTCTTAAGTTGGCTACGTAGATATACAACCAATCTTGCAACGTTGATTCTGTCAACTGCACTTGCGTTTCTAGCACGAGTTTTCTGACCAAATACAACCAACCCTGCTCCATTTAGGAATGTAATTGGGTTAACGTTGTTTTGATATAGTGTGTCACGCTGTCCTTCGTTAAGTGCAATACTTACAAATTCGCCTTCTGCATTAATGTAACCTGATGCTGTTGCGTTAGTAACACCACCACGTCTTGTACCTGCTGGTGCAAACCATGGGTAAGAAACTTGATCACTTAGTGCAATTGTACGTAGTGCCATGTGTGATGCTGGAACAACAATGTTGTTTCCTGCATTGTCACTACTAAAGCCTGCTGGATAGTAAACGCCTAGATATTCATCTCTGCTTACTAGTCCTAAGTCGTTATCTTCAACTGCTTGATTAACGTTGGTTGCCCATTCGCTAATCGAAGTAGTATTTGGTGCAAGTCTCATTGGGCTATCACCTACAACAAATGCTGTTAATCCTCTGTCATAGTTTAGGCTAATCATTTCGCCAATTAATTCTGGATAACCTGGTGCTGCAATCAAGTTAAAGATACGTGTTTCGTCATCACGTAGATCTTCAGTTGAGTTGATTGTTGCTTGCATTGCTTGAACAACAACTTTACGCTGTGCATTACGTCCAAATGATCCGCTGCCATCTGCATTGTTTGCTGATTCAGTAACCCAACGATGTGGATAGTAACCGCTCATTGCTTCGTCGCTGTTGCGTACATTTTCACCTAGTGTGTCAATGTAGTCACGTTCAAAACGCTTGACGTTAAATCCGCTTCTACGTGTGTTCCAAAGCAACATGCCTTTTGGATATAGTGCTGGATCTGGAGCATCTGGATCTAAATAATCGCTTACTAGTAGATCTGCAATATCTGTTGCATCTTCTGATGCACCTGCTGATGCCCAACGTGCATCATCAAATAGCACACCGTTTTCAGTAGTTTGATCAGTTTTGTCTAGTAATACCCATTTAGTTGTTCCTGCATTCCAACGATAAATTTGTGGGAAGTTTTCTAAGTCTGCTGTGCTAACCCATAGGTCGCCTTCGACTAGAGTACTTACACCATCTGATTGCTTTGTTGGAGCACTTGCTGCAACAATTGGACCAGTTGCGTTGTTTGTGCTTGTAGGACCTACTGCGCCTGTACCTGTGTGGTCATAGTTATGATAACCAACCCAGTCTGTACCGTTATGAATCATAATGTCAACTTCGTCAACAACACTGCTGTACCATAGTGCTCCATCTGCTGGAGTTGTTGTTGGTTCACCGTCTTTTGCAGTATATGTTAAATCTGCCCAGTTACTTGCTGTGAACTTTTTAGGTGAAGTGTTAACATCAGTTCCTGGTGAGTAATATAGATTTGCAGTTGAACTCGGAACAGTTGAATCAAAAGGTGTAAACACATTATCTAATGTGCTATCCCAGTCAATAAATCTCATTTCTCCGCCAAGTGCGTGTGTGATAACAATTTGGTTTTTAGTGTTAACACTTGCAGTTACGTTTACCATGCCTGCGCCGTTGATAGCATCTGCCATTGCTTCTGCGTCTGTTGTTGCACCTGTTGCTGTCCAAGAAATGATACTTTGAGTACTTAATGCTTCTTGTCCTTTGATGCTTTCTTGAATTTCAAATGTGTAACTACCGCCATTAAATGTAGTTGCTGTAACTGCTGCACTAGTAATAGTTGTTGCACCAGTTGAGTTTCTACGCTTAAATGCAAATGTACCTAAAGGCTCACTGTCTTCGCCGATGTTGTATACTGTGTATACGCTTCCTAGTGGAATGTTTACACCACCGCCTGTTGAGTCAAGATTGTAAATTGCACTTTGACCGCTTGCATACATTGGTGCTGAAATAGTTGACCAAGTGCTTGTTGCGTCACTGTATGTTTTCATTGCAATGTTTGCACCCAAGTTTGGAGTAGTTGTTTTAATCCAAATTGAACCAGATGGACGTGGATTTGTATCACGTGACTTGTATTCTGGTACTTGTGTATGTGGTGCAATTGTTACTTCTGGACCGTAGTATGTTTTTGCAGTAATACCTAAATCTGATAATAGTTGTGCATCACCTGCAACAATAATGTCGTCCATCATGTCGTCTGCTGTTGGTGCAAAGTATAGTGCTAGTGCACCACCAACTGCTGCTGCCGAAATACCATTTGATGATAAATTTGCATTGCCGTTAATGTCTGCTACTACCTGAGTTAATGTTGTGCCTGTTGTTGTTACTGTCCATAGAGAAGATCCGTCAACTGTAAATGAAAGATTACCTGTACCTGAAATTGTTGGATTTGCTGAACCAACAACAAATGGCCAACTATTTTTCCAGTTGTTACTACCAACTTCTACCCAAGTACCGGCAGTATTTTTATACCAAATTCTGTTTACAGTAGTTACTGCTACAACTGCGTAATCGCCGATGCCGCCTACGCTGCCTTTTGGTGTATAATCACCGCCAGCAAAATTAACAACTTTTGTTGTATCTGTAATTACATGTGGAACTTTATTTGAGAATGTTTGTCCGCCTGCTGCTGATGCTGCTGCGCCATTCCATTCAAAAATACCGTAGAATGAATCGTTTGTGTCAAACCAGTATGACCCGTCTGTTGGGTTACCAGTTGTTGCTGTTGCACTACCTGTAATTGCATCTAGGTTTAAATCTGTACGCACAACATATGCTCTGTTTGCTACGCCAAGGAATGAATATGCTGCTTGTAGACCATATTCGTTTTGCTCGCCGCCGTGAATTGGATTGTTGTTTTCGTCTGTGTAGAAAAGCGGATCGCCAAATGTTTCTGCTAGTTCACGTTGTGAACTCATCAAATAAACTTTGTTTGCATTCGCTTTTAACGTACCAGGTGCTACACCTGTGCCACCTGGATTAGTTTTGTTTTCTTGTGTTGCCACAAAAATAATTGGTGTTGTGCCTGGTTCAGCAGGAGTATAAAAACTCTCGTCAATAACTGAAACCTGTACACCTGGTGATACTAATGCCATTGTAATTTTCTCCTCATGGATCTCGTTTATACTATTATTTAGCAGATCCTGGGGAAAAATACCGGTTTTTAGCGGTTAACTACGTAGTTAATTTAAATTTATACAGTTCGTCTACCCAAAACTCTAGGTCTTTAAGCGTACCATTGTTGTCAATATGATAATCTGCCATCCAAGGTTTGAGGCTCATACTATCTTCAGATTCAGGAGGTAAGTAGTCGCTACGGTCAACCCAAACAGCATAATCAAACACACCAGCAATTTTCATAGCATAAAATTCACGCTTGTTACGTAGTCCGCAATAGATATCGTGGGCTTTAAATATTTCTCTGCCTAACTTAGCAGCATCAGGAACATTGTAATCACAAATAGCATTATACCATTCTGCTCGATGATTGTGTCTATCATTATAACACTCATCTTCGCTGTTATAATTGTATTTCTTTTTTAACATGTCATAGATAAACAATTTAGAGCAGAACTGACTACTACTCTCAAAACTATAACCGTATTTGTCTCTAAGGATTTCACACACAGTGTCCTTGCCGTGACGACCATGTCCAATAATTAATAATTTTTTACGCATGATTTACATTAACATAAAATGTTATGTTTGTCAACCAATAGTAAATGCGTATCCTGTTCCACCCGAAACTGCTAGTGCTACTTCTGCTTCTAGTTTTTCCATTTCGCTTTGGGCTTCTGCTTTAAGACTCGCTCCATTAAGGCTAGTACCGCCTTGAGGACCTGCAATAGTAGCAAACTTCTCACGTGCTTCTCCTAACATGTATTTGCAGGCAGCAAGTGTATAATCTTTGATCCATTGTTTTGCAAGATAATCATCCAATAATTGCATATCAGGACGATACATATAAACTTCTAGCAATACATCTTCGCCTTCGCCTGCTCTAGGACGTTGTAATATAGTTAGTTTCTTTGTTGTAGTGTTCCAAGTAAATTCAATAAAACTACCAAACATTCTACCAACTAGTTCTTGTTGTTGAGCAAACAATTCGTATGTTGCTAATCCGCCCATGCCAGATCCAGCAAGCAAATAAGCATTTGTATATGCAAGGTTAAACGGTTCGTATAATGTTCCGCCGTCTCCGCCGCCGCTACGTGAACCAACACTTCGTCTATATACTTTGTTCACTTCTACAATTTCATGTGGAAGTGTATAATCGTTTTGATCTTCTAATAATTTTAATCCAACGTATGCTTCTTCTACGCTGTGATCGCTGCGCATACGATAACGTGTTAATGCTTTTTGCAATGCTGCTTCATAGTGCATTGGGTCTAGTTCTACATCAACCATACCGCCGCCGAGCATTGCGTATACATAATCAAAAACGTGTTGTTTTGCTGTTGCTAGGTTTGTGTCTGCCATAGGTGTTCTCCGTACAGTATTTATGCATAAATATAACTATGCCAAGACTTAGTTTATACAGACCAAACAAAACACAGGATTATGAATTTTTAGACAAGATTGTCTATGAGCAATTCAGTGTAGGCGGAACTGACATACATGTTCACAAGTATTTAGGACCGTTAAATCCAGAAGAAGGAGATGCAACATCAGCAACTCCACAATATAATGCTGTGAGTGAAACAAACATACAAGATATGTTGTTTATGGAAAATAGAGATCGCAAGTATGATCCTGATGTATATACTATGCGTGGAATATACAACGTAAGCGATACTGATTTTAATCTAAGTCAGTTTGGATTGTTTTTACAAAATGATACATTGTTTATGACCATACATATTAATAGCAGTGTTAAAACACTTGGCAGAAAAATAATGAGTGGAGATGTTATTGAATTTCCGCACCTAATGGATGAATATGCTCTAAACGATTACAGTGTAGCATTAAAAAGATTTTATGTTGTTGAAGATGTAAATCGTGCAGCAGAAGGATTTAGTCAAACTTGGTATCCTCATTTATATAGAGTAAAATTAAAACAAATCATTGACAGTCAAGAATACAAAGAAATACTTGATTTACCTGCAGAAGATGAAGACGGAAATACACTTAGAGATATACTAAGTACATTTGAAAAAGAAATGCAAATTAATAATGCTGTGGTTGCACAAGCATATGATGATGCACCACTATCAGGTTATGATGTAAGTCATTATTATACATTGCAAGTTGACGAAAACGGTACACCAGAAATTCGTTCAGCAGAAACAGATGAAATTACAGCAGATGCAGACATGACTGCTGATAGAATAAATGCTAAACCTAGCAGAGCAGGTTATAAAGGTTACTTGCTTGGTGTAGGCAGTTTGAATGGTGAAGTGTTTGGTAGCGGTATAAGTTTTCCTACTGACAACGTTGTAGGCGATTACTTTTTAAGAACAGACTTTTTTCCAAATAGATTGTTTAAATATGACGGAGTTAAATGGACTAAAGTGCAAGATAGTGTAAGAGCAGAACTTTCGAATACAGATACAAAACGTACACAAGTTGCATCGTTTATAAACAACACAGCAACAAACGAAATTAGTGGTGAAACAGTGAATGAAAGACAATCGTTGTCAAAAGCACTTAAACCAAAGGCAGATAACTAATGCAGTTTTTTTATGACGGACAAGTAAGAAAATATATTACTCAAATTGTTAGAATTATGAGTGGATTCAGTGTACAAGACGGAAATGGTAATTTAAAATCTGTACCTGTAACATATGGCGATTTAACTAGACAAGTTGGCAATATTTTAAGAGACAACAGTGAAAACAAACTTCCGACTGTTCCTCGCATGAGTGTGTATGTTACTAACATTGAAATGGATAGAAGTCGTACAGGCGATGCAAGTTATGTTGATAAAGTTAATATTAGAGAACGTGCATTTGACGAACAAAACAACGAGTATCTAAATACTCAAGGTAAAAACTATACAGTTGAAAGACTTTATCCAGCACCGTATACATTGAGTGTTAACGTAGATTTATGGGCAAGTAATACAGAACAAAAATTACAAATGCTAGAACAAATATTAGTTTTGTTCCGTCCTAGTTTAGAATTGCAAACAACAGACAACTATGTAGACTGGACAAGTTTAACAGTATTACACATGACAGATGTAAGGTGGAGTAATAGAACTATTCCTATCGGTGTTGATTCAGAAATTGATATTGCAACAATGAGTTTTG